ATTGTGGTCGCATTTAAGTCCCCTTAAATGCGCAGAAGTCACCGGAGTTGTTCAGGCTCCGATGACATGATTATGGCTGGTTGATTCTTTAAAATCAAAGCTTCAAAGATTTTATTTTTTCGTGGCAAAAAGTGTGAAGATTGGGTATCCATCATGCATTCTGCCAGCGGTAGCGTCATGACTAATTTGTCTGGGCTGTGGAAATTCTTGGTTGGTAATAACCTCTATCATGCGCTCCGCTACTTCTATCGCACTCTGTCCGGTGATGACCTGAAAATCACTTGAGACAACATCATCATCCCTGGTCTGCATATATAAATAAAACTGCTCAGCTATGACATGGATGAAATCTTTATCATCAACCTGACTATAAAAATCACTCACTTATTATCCTCCTGCTTCAGATAAACCGGATCGCTACCTTTCGGTAAAGTTATCGACTTCTCGCGATAAAACTTCAGGCGCTCAAGGAAGTAATCGCGCAAATGCTCAGGCTGCTCGCGCATCACCACTTCAGCGATAACCGGCATGTTCAGGCGCTCTTTGTAGGCCACACCGGACGCTGCAAGATCGACGTTAACCTTATCCTGATCGTCTTTCGGCTTTGATGCGATATTGAATCTACTCATTTTTAATCGTCGACATATCGCACATCTAAAACTACATTTCCTTCAAGGTCCTTTCTCACAATATGGACATTTTCCTTAAATGGAGGCTTTGTCTGCTCGATAACAGTAACTGTGGCTGTGCCAATTTTGTTCTGATTATCGTCAAGGACAATGTAATTTCGGTCAATGCGGCTCGCTAAATGCCCCCTTCTGAAGGTACCGTCGTCCATAAGAGTGTAGCCAGCTTCAAGATTCATTTTTTCTTTAAACATAAAACCCCCTCGGTTATTTGAGGGGATTATAGATCACTTCTGCTGCGGTGATGCTGCTATCATCCGGCGATACACATCGTAAGTTCCGAATTGTTCATCACCAGCCTCAAGCATTTCATGGGTGGGTTCTTCTGGCACCATCACCCAACCATCCGGAGTCACCGGAGAGTTGCCAGTCTTCATATATCCGCTGTGCGCGTCAGCGTCATAATCCAATATGCTTGGTCGCTCACTTTTCTCACCAATGAGGTAACGGACGCGATCGGCGGCATAGAGTACGCGGCCTGGGTATTCAGAACGGTCAATGGTGAACCCATTCATGCAGCGGCCTTCGCCTTTGCGATGCAGAATTGCTGTCCAGTTAGCCTTACCATTGCTCTCAGGCATTGCACCGTACCAGACTGTTAACTCAGGCTTGCCATCGGCACCCTGAAGCATGGCGGCGCACATTGCGTCATATTCAGAAATTGGCTGCAACCTGTATCCATCAGGCACAGATACCGGCGCTGGCGGGGCAGAGCGGAATTTGTCAACGATGCGAGCTAGTGAGTTGAAGTTGATAAATGGCACAGGCTGATGACCCTTGTATATATCACTCCATTCCATTGCTGGGGCGCCAGATACTTCAGCGACTGCATCACGCAGTGCATCAAAAGACACAGGCTCGGCATTAACAACAGACGTAGGAGGGGCTGTGAATAAGCGAGTTCCATCCTTGAAGTTTTCCCAATCAGCCTGACCATCAGCAGCTATGCACACTACCCTTGCATCCGGGTGGCATCCGCAATCGTCATATTCGCCCAGGACGACCTCGCCAACAGCCTCCGCTTCGAGCGATGCCAGCGCTAGCTTCATCGCAGCGAGCGCCATAGCCGCATCTTCGTTTACTGCGCCTGGCATAGCATCGCGCTCTTCTTCAAGCTCCGCGATTGTCTTCAGTAGCCATTCTTTGGTAAGTGTGCTCATGATGCATCTCCTTTACCGGCTGCGGCGGGGACATCGATGCCAGCAGCAGACAATGCAATGCTGAACGCCTCCTTCAAATCTGCAATCTGCTTATCTTTGGCTTCCAGCTCATCCAGCAGCGCCAGCACGGTTTGCGGTGAAGCACGCTGAATGAAACGAACCGTTGTGCTGACATATCCGTCAGCCTTTAGTCCGTTTTCAAGGCCTTCCCACTTGTGCGCCTTTTGCGCATCTTCTGCCACTTCACGGAGCGCCTCTTTGCTGATTTTGTCGATGTTGCTCATTGGGCGGACTCCTGCTTCTGCTTGTTGTATACGGCCCAACTCAGAGCATCGAGCTTGTCACGACCTGCTTTGTCGTACATGTGGATGCCATCGCTACAGGCGTGCTCCTGCTTCACCTGCTCTTCGAGAGCGCTTATCTCTTCGTAAGACAGGGTTGCCAGTTTGAGTCGATTCCAGCCAAAGTTACGGATGCGAGTCATGACTGCACTCCTTTGCGAATTTGGGCGGCGAAGTCCGTGCACAGAATTACGATACTTTTCCACTTTCTCGCGCCGGAACGGTCGTTTATTGACTTGTAACGCTGACATTCATTACCAGCCAGAGATGCCAGCATCTCCACACCCTGCGCCCGCACTTCAGCCAGGAAAGCTTCGGTGGCTGGGGTTGAATCAAGCACTTCACAAACATCGTCGTTCTTGCCATCGCGCTCAGTTCGGCAATATCCGCACATGATGTAACTGTCAGCATGCTTTTCAATCGCTGACTTCAGCCCCGCATTCTCCGCAGCCAACGCCGCGCATCTGGCTTCTAGCTCTTCGTATGTTTTTTTCATGCTGATGCTCTCCCGTACTTGTCTGATAACTCGCCCATTTGCCTGTGGATTTCCGCAAGGTCACACCCTGCGCACCCCAGAGCTTCGGCTATGAGCTCTTCCTGTTCTTTGGATGGCCCGGCTTGCAGAATTTGATTGAGCTTCCTGTGCGATACGCCGCAGTGCTTGGCGATGCTGATGAGCGTTACACCGTTACCCTTCGCCATGGTCCTAACCATCAAGCGATAATCACTCCATTCGCTCATACCCCTACCCTCCCCCAAACCATCAATACCCTTCTCATCGCCGGACTGTTGCGGCATTCCTGGCAGATCACGTTTGTCTCTGTGCGCTGCACCAGCTTCGAATTACCCTTCGGCATGGCAGGTATGGTTTCCGGTGCGTATTTCATTCCGTAGCTGGTCAGCCGATACAGCCGCTGGCCATGCTTACCTTCGAACTCGATCAGGCCGTCTGCAAACAACGTGCTTAACGGGCCGGAAATCTTTTTGGTGGTCATGCCGATCATGGTGGCAATGCGAGCACTATTCAGGCCCGGGTTATTACGCAGGGCTGCAAGAATCTGCCCACGAATTGTTATGGTCATCTCACACCATCCCGTTCGACTTGTTGCGGTTGTACTTGGCCAGCAGCAGCTGGATCGGCGTCGGACCGTGATCGGCAGCCGGTGCGGCAATAGCGCGGCGTACAGGCGGCACTGGCTTACCCTCGGTGACCCGCTTCTCCCACATGTCCAGCAGATCGCCAGCCTCGCGTGCCAGCTCGCCATGCGTTAGCTGGCGCTCTGTACTGCGGTGGCGCAACTCAACGCAGATGTGGTACATGACCGGCTGCGACCAGGGGAACTGCTCACTGGAGGTGAACTCGAACGAACGGTTACGCCAGTCCCAGTATTCGGCGATCACCTGGTCAACGTTGATTCCCAGCGCCCCACCGCTCTGTTTGCACCATGCGACGAACTGGCCAGGCGACGGCAGGAACGGGCGAACCTGGCTACGAGCTACACGCATACCGGCATCGACTTGCGCCATTGAGTGGATCCCGTTCTCCTGAAACGCCAGCAGCCACTGACGGCGGAATTCGTTCAGGTCGTCCTGGCTGCGGAAGTTCGCCATGCTGGCCGGGAACGCGGCGCGCAGCTCGTTGAGCAGCTTGTTGAATACCTGCGCTATCTGCTCGACCGGTGCACGTTCCTGGTACTGCTCTGGCAGGTTATGGGCCATGCGGCTCATCTGCTCGCGGTCGTGGTTACGCATCTGCTCTGCAAGAGATTTCATCGAATCACCTCATAGGCCCAGTCAGTGTTGTTGAAGTCCAGATCCGGCTTGGCGGCACGCTGTTCACTTCCGGCGTTGCGCTGCATCGTCAGCTTGTCCCACTGCTTACGCAGGCTTTCAGGGCTCAGGATGTTGGTCTGCCAGAAGTGGTGTTTGCTTGCCCAGTCATACAGCGCACAAATGTCCTGGTGCGACCGGTTGTCTATCTGGCGCATCAGGCGAACGGTGTTAGACCAGGAGGTCATGTCCGGGGCTTTGCAGGTTGGGTTAATCAGCTTCACCCTAGAGGAAATCCACTTAGCGATCTCGAGGTCTTCAGCAGAGCCCCACTTCGCACCAGATGGGGTGTAAATCGTAGCTTCAGGATGAGCTGATAAAAATTTCTTCAGACGTGCGTCGGAGGATTCGTCAGAATTCTCGGACGAAGATCTTTTAATACTGTTCTTGTTCTTGTATTGGGTGTCTACCGTTTTCGGGAAGGTTATTCCTGATTTCGGGAAGGATTTTCCCGTTTTCGGGAATTTTCTTCCCGTTTCCGGTTTGTCTAAAATCCATGCTGAAAGGTCAGTGTTTACACCGACGATTTTCATCATGCCCTGCTTCTGTGAAAAGATGATTTTGCGTTCTGCGAGAGACTTAAGCGCGTCAGATACATGCGTATCGCTCAGGCCCGTAAGCTCAGCAATAACCGTATTTGTCACGCGGTCCTGTTTCTTGTTCCAGCCGTAGGTAAGCCAGATCACCGCCTCAAAACATTGCCATTCCCGGCCTGACAGTCTCAGGCGAGGCTTAAGCTGTTGGATCTCGTTAGCGACCTTGGTATACCCGTTCGACAGGTCGGCCATACGACCTCCCGGTTGTTCGGTTTTATTTGGGAAATTGATTATTTCAGCGGTGTTTGACATACTTACTCCCGTTACTTGGCGTAACACAGTGTTTGGAAGGCCTTTGAAGTGACCGCTTCAAGGGCTTTTTCTTTTCTGGTGCCTCTCACATAACCCCCAGCATCGACGTGACCATCGTCATCAGTGGGCCTACCTGCTCCGGCATGAGGCGGAACAGCGACGCTATACCCTCGCTCACCTCTTTCAGCTTCTGATGCTCTGGAGCGTCCAGCATCACCGCCTGCTTAGCTTCAGCGACTTCTCTCTCTGCTTCGGCTAATCGACTCATCTTGCAGTCGGCACCGATAAGCTTTGTCCGGTACTGAACGGGCAGGACAGCCATGATCGCCGGTGTCATCTGGCGAACGTTCTCCCGATATTTCTCCGAGTCGAACTGGTTATCTAGGAAGCGAAACAGCTTCTGACGCTGGCGACTTAAGTCTTCAGGAAAGGTTATTTCCTCCCCTCCCTGCGCCCGGTACTCTTCGACGATTATCATCGTCACCACGTCCTGACCCTCAACACTTGCCCATGAACGGATCGCGTTGCGAATATCGTCGTGGCTCGTGTCATTTTTTAGTTGGGCGCGGTTTATCATCACGCCCGGGTGTAATCCTGTATTGTGTTGATACGTAAGTGATTGCATTTGCATTCCCTTAATTAAATAGGTTTCGATTGGCTGATTACTCAGCCAGTTAAATTGGGTTCCAGATTGTTAAAGAGCGGTAGTACTTACGGGGTTTTGCTGTGCGGGAAAGGCTTGATTTCTTCAGCCTTTATTTTCCCGTCGGGCAGTCGGTTGATAAAAATCTGACGCCCAACCCTAATTGCCTTGCTGATTGCCGTCTGGTGTACACCGATAGCGTCAGCTGCTTTGGCCTGACCTACCTCGCCAACAAACTCAGCTAAAGAAATCTTCATGTGGTTGCTCCTTTGAGTGCATAACCAAACAATACCAGAAGTATTACATAAAGCAATACCTGCGGTATTTTTAAAATATGAGCTTTGGTATTAATATCTGATAATGGAAAAGAAAAAGATCCTCACCCCCGCTCAAGTGGCTGATTCACAGCGTTTAAAAGCCCTTTACGAAGCGAAGAAAAAAGAACTGGGTATTACTCAGCAATCCATTGCGGACGCGCTGGACATATCTCAGGGTGCCGTCGGCCATTACCTGAATGGAAGGAATGCCTTAAATACAGCGGTAGCATCGGTATTTGCGAGGCTTCTTGGGGTTAGTGTCTCTGACTTCAGCCCTTCCCTGGCGAAGGATATCTCTGATATGAGTTCGGTTGCTTCGGAAAATACTTCGTTCGCCGGGCATTATTCACCTGGCTCAAAATATCCGGTGATTAGTAAAGTCCAGGCAGGCGCATGGTGTGAAGCTGTTGAACCGTACACCCTTAAAGATATCGACCTTTGGCTTGAATCAGATGCTCACATTCAGGGGGAGGCGTTCTGGCTGCAGGTTGATGGTGACTCAATGACGGCGCCAGCTGGCTTGAGCATTCCTGAAGGAACCTTTGTCCTCTTCGATACTGGTCGGGAGGCGATCAACGGAAGCTTGGTAATAGCAAAGCTATCCGATTCTAACGAGGCGACTTTTAAGAAGCTGGTGATCGATGGTGGGCAGAAGTACCTGAAGGGCCTTAACCCGCAATGGCCACTCGTGCCGATTAATGGTAACTGCCGGATTATTGGGGTTGCTGTAGAGACAAAGTTGCGTTTAGTTTAAATGTGCTAAATATAAAATGCACAGACTATTGATTCAAATAGTAATTTCAGAATGCCGTGCAAACAATATCATACATATTTGAGACTTCTTCCTGTTGACATTTTCACCCTGGACTTACCATAATGGTAATAAAGATATGTAGTAGGTATAAGACTGGTGCGCCAAAGGAGCCCTTGAGAGATGGCGAAGAGCGCATCATTGAGGGAGGCCCGCTGTATCCTAACCTCCTGGCGGAGTTAGCAAGGTGCCAAGTAAACTCTGTTACACATAAGACAAATGATTTTTTAGCACTTCATCGTGTGGATCTGGGGGATGTTCGTACATACGTAGAACTAGCCTTAAAAGGTGGGCGATACATCAACTCACAGTGGTGCAATGGTAACGCTCCGAAAGGACTATTTGCATGTGATGCTTATGTAGTGCCTGCGCAATTGTACATACCCCACGAACGTTGCGAGTGCACAGTTATGTTATACGTAAAAGTATGCCTTTTAGACTCTGGAAACACGGTAGCAGTCATTTCATTGCATGAATCAACTGAAAACTAAGGACAAATCATGAAACGTTATTCACTCTGCCCAATATGCGGGGATGAAGGGTTGCATGAAACGAAAACCAAAATCCTCAGGGAGTTTGAGGGTTTTAAAAAAGAGGTCCCGTTCCATGCATCTGTTTGCGAATCATGTGGCTCAGAAACTCTGACAGTTCAGCAGGCAAAATTTAACAAACGCCAGATGACTGATTTTTATCGAGAAGCTGATGGATTGCTTACAGGCGGTCAGATAAAGGCAATCAGAGAGGATTTACATCTTACCCAATCTGAAGCAGCAATCATTTTTGGTGGGGGCAAAAACGCGTTTACTAAATATGAAAATGGTGACGTTACGCAATCATTTGCGCTGGATAAGCTTTTAAGAACGGCTTACTCGGTTCCCGCTGCTTTTGAGTTTCTCCGTAAAGGTTGTCCAGCCGTAACCACCGTAGAGTATACCAATCGCACTACCGAGTTAGAGATGATCAAGACTTATCTTGTTTCAAAAACTGGTCACCTTAAATACGCGAAAAGTCCTGCTGAAGATTCGGTAAAAGTCGTCATCCAGAATTATGTGTCTGAACCAACTCAGCATAATACTTGGCATATGATTGAAACGATTGCCTTAGGTAGTAAATTATGATTTTAAGAGAAGTAAAAGATGTACTGTTGAGAAAGTCTTCTCTCACTTTTGATGCTGACACAAACATTTTTATGTTAGAGGGCATGGATCTAACCCTTCACTCGAATAACCGTATTGTTAGCGTACAAGTTGCTGAAAAGTATGAAGATGAAGAGCTAACTAAGATAAGTCGATGCGCATGTCTTTTCAGGCTGCAATGTTCGATAAGAGCAACTGAAGCAGGGCAAGATCCAGAAACATCTAAAGTTCTGTTCGAAATTGAAGCTCAGCACGATGTTGTTTTTGACTCAGACTCAGTTGTAACAATCGAAGAGATAGAAAAGTTTAGCGCTGATGACATAATTAACAATGCGGCTTGGCCGTATTGGAAAGAGCATGTTACTTCGCTTTGTTCCAAAGCTGGACTCAGCCCTTTGCAGGTGCCATCAGCTCAGAAGAATGATCCAATAAAAATTACAGCCAAGCGAGAGTTGTAAACAAAACCGGCCGCGTGCCGGTTTTTTTGTGTCTGCCGATCCCCATTCGACCACCACCACCACGTCAGCGTAACCAATTGAATATTATGGGATGCTGGCATTAACGGCGTCTATTCCCCGCCAGCTGGTAAACAACCCGATCCCTCTGGTAAACGCTGTCATCCTTGGTAAACGATTTACCATTGGTGACACCGTTAACCATCTATAAGCCTTTCCGCACTATCTCAGCCGCATCCCTGTTCACGCCCTTCCCTATCACGTTTCCTGTTTCCTTCCGGTACTGCTTCAGCTTGTCGATGATGTTTTGCTGGGTCATGGGTAA